TGGGATCTTCTAATAACCGAGAACATATCACGGTTCTCTACCGTAACAAGAAAAGAGACAACAATAGGTAATTGGGACGAGCATTATGACTTTCCACCTGAGATGTACTTAACTTTTAAGTGCTTAACAGGAGATAAAGGAGATAATGTCCCAGGAGTAAATGGAATCGGCCCTAAACGTGCCAGTAGTCTAATTGCATCACATGGTGATGTATTTGATTTGATGACCCAACTTCCAATAGATAGCAGGTATAAATTCATGCAGAACTTAAACGAGTTCGGTGCTGATAATCTTGCTAAGAATATTGAGTTAATGGACTTATCTTACGACCCAGACGCACAAGTATTAGGCCATAGTAAAGAAATTATAGGATTAGTAAAAAATTATGTCAGTTAAAATAGATTATAGCAAAGACAGCCTTCTTGACGAGTTTGCAATAGCAACTCTCAAGGACAGGTATATGATACCAGGAGAAGAATCTCCACAAGAAGCATTTGCTAGAGCTGCCGAAGCTTTTTCAGATGACGATGCTCATGCACAAAGGTTGTATGACTATGTTAGTAACTTATGGTTTATGTTTGCTACGCCCGTACTATCGAATGGTGGTACTCAGCGTGGTCTACCCATTAGTTGTTTTCTTAATTACGTAGACGACAGTCGCGAAGGTATAACAGACCATTACACAGAAAATGCTTACCTATCATCGTTTGGCGGTGGTATTGGTGGACATTGGAGTGATGTTCGTTCACAAGGTACAAAGACTTCTAAAGGAAGTGAGAGTACTGGAGTGATACCTTTTTTAAAAGTAGTAGATGCAGAAATGTTAGCATTTTCGCAAGGTATAACTCGAAGGGGTAGTTATGCGGCGTATCTACATATGTCACACCCCGAAATAGAGGAGTTTTTAGATGTCAGAAAACCCACTGGTGGTGATACTAACCGCAAGTCTATTAATTTGCATCATGGGGTGGTGGTTCCTGACAGCTTTATGGAACTCATACACGCCGCTTCAAAGTATCCTGATTTTGACGATAGCTGGAACTTGTATGACCCTCACACGAGACAAGTCAAACGAACAGTAAGTGCACGAGCACTTTGGGTAAAGTTATTACAAAATCGTATGGAAACAGGCGAGCCTTACATTATGTTTGAGGACGCTGTGAATAGTGAATTACCAGACTTTCAAAAAAGAAAAGGGTTAGAAGTTCATCACTCAAACTTATGTAGTGAGATTACTCTTGCTACAGATGAAGAAAGAACGGCTGTGTGTTGTTTATCTTCCGTCAACTTAGAATACTATGATGAATGGAAGAACCACCCAGCCTTTATTCCAGACCTAGTGAGAATGTTAGATAATGTATTAGATGACTTTATCGCTAGAGCACCTGACCAATTACACAGAGCTAAATTTTCTGCTATGCGGGAAAGAAGTATTGGTCTCGGTGCTATGGGGTATCATGCTTATTTACAGAAAATGGCAGTACCATTTGAAAGTATGCAAGCGACCTCAGTGAATGTAGAAATGTTTGACCGTATCAAGCATGACGCAATGGAAACAACAAAGAAACTAGCAGTAGAAAAAGGTGCTTGCCCAGATGACGATTCTTGCAAAGTAAGAAACGCACATCTTCTTGCAATCGCACCGAACGCTTCTTCTAGTATTATATGCGGTAATACAAGTCCAAGTATTGAGCCTTTTAGGGCTAACGCTTTTACACAGAAAACTAAGTCAGGAAGTAATTTGTTAAAAAACAAGTTCTTAATTGACGTTCTTAAAAAGCATGGACAAGATAATGATGATGTCTGGAAAGGTATTATCATGCAGAGAGGTAGTGTACAACACCTAGACTTCTTAACACAAGACGAAAGAGATACTTTCAAGACTGCTGTTGAGATAAATCAAGCATGGTTAATAGAACACGCTGCAGAAAGACAGGAATTTATCTGTCAGTCTCAGTCACTAAATCTATTCTTCCCGCCTGATGTAAATAAAGGTGATTTACACTCTGCGCACATGTTAGCATGGGCAAAAAACCTAAAAACGCTTTACTATTTACGTAGTGAGGCAATTTCAAGAGCAGACAATGTAACTACTGAAGCAAAGAGAGAAATCATATTTGAACAAGAAGAATGTCTAAGTTGTGAGGGATAAAGATGAGTTTATTAAAAGAAAGAGAATATTATAAGCCTTTCCAGTACCCGTGGGCATTTGAGAATTATAAGAAACAACAACAAATGCACTGGATGCCGGACGAAGTGCCGCTACAGGACGATATTAAGGATTATAAAGAAAAATTAAGTGAAGGCGAAAGGACGTTATTAGATAACATCTTTAAGTTTTTCACTCAGGCAGATGTAGATGTGTGTGGAGGCTATGCCCAGCACTACTTACCTACATTCAAACAGCCAGAAGTAAGAATGATGTTAGTTGCTTATGCATCTATGGAGGCAGTCCATCAGGAAGCATATTCCCTTCTACTAGAAACTTTAGGTAAGTCGGAAGACATGTACCAAGAGTTTTTTGATATTGGCGCTATGATGGAGAAACATGAGTATCTACAAGATTTCAACATGGAAACTCCATATGACATGGCAAAAACAATGGCAGTATATAGTGCGTTTACAGAAGGAGTACAGTTATTTAGTAGCTTTGCTATTCTTCTTAACTACCCAAGACATAACTTAATGAAAGGAATGGGACAAATTGTTACATGGAGTATTCGTGATGAATCACTACATGTAGAGGGCTTGTCAAAACTATTCAGAACTTTCATGCAGGAAAACCCTGAATTATGGACTGATAAGTTAAAATACGAGATATATTGTGCAGCTGAAAAAACAGTAGAGTTAGAAGATAACTTTATTGACATTTGCTTTGATAAAGCAGATGTACCTGATCTAACTGCAAAAGAAGTCAAGGAATATATTAGATATATCGCTGACAGAAGGTTACTAGGTATCGGTATGAAGAAAATATTTCATAGTACAGAAAACCCATTGCCTTGGATTGACATGCAAGTCAACGCAGTTGAGCATACCAACTTTTTTGAAAACCGTGCTACTGAGTATGCTAAGGCTAGTACACAAGGAAATTGGCAGGATATATTCAAATGAGTGAAGAACAGCAAACAATTACTATTGATGGGACAGAATACCCAATAGACCAGTTGAGCGATGACCACCAAAATGTAATAAACCACATTCAGGTTGCAGACCAAGAGATAGCTAGAATACAAACAATGCAAGCTATTCTCACTACTGGTCGTCAGGCATACATCAACCAACTTGGCGATGAACTAAAGAAGCCCGACGCGGAGTTCACCCCAGAAGTAGTTAAGTGAAAATATTTATAGGGTATGAAGAAAATCACCCAGAAATGTATGACGTGTGTAAGGCGAGTATCGAAAGATTCTCTAAATTGCACACCATACGTCCTTTAAGGAAATCAGCCTTACAGGATACTGGAGTGTATACTCGACCCTATCAAGGCGAAGCTACGGACTTTGCTTTTACTAGATTTCTAGTTCCATGTTTGTCAGAGTATGACGGATATGCATTATTCTGTGATGGTGACTTTCTTTGGAGATGTGACCCAGCAGAATTAGAACAGTATCAAAGTGAAGAACATGATGTTCATGTGGTTAAACACCCTGAACTCATAACCCGACAAGGAATAAAAATGGACGGCAAAGTAAATCGTCCATATCCTTACAAATACTGGTCATCTCTAATGTACATCAATTGTGATGAAATGGAGATAGACGACAAGCAAGTAAACGAAGCCCCAGCGGGTGATTTACATGGCTTTAAATGGACAGACAAACCTATCGGTAGTCTGCCCGCAACTTTTAATAATATGGTAGGATATTACGATATTCATAATCCAAAGGCAGTACATTTTACAGATGGCGGTCCTTGGCTGAAAGGGTACGAGAATGTTCAATACGCAGAAGAATGGAGGACTGTCCTTGAAGAAACAAGACGACCAATATAGTTTTTTAGAACACAGACGAGAGCAAGAAGCTGCGCACCATAATAGACTTTCTAACGAAGAGCTAAACCCAATTAATTCGATACTTACAGTCGAAGTAAATACTACCGAACTTTGTAATCGAACTTGTGTGTTTTGCCCGAGACATGACCCTGAAGTTTTTGGGAATAGAAACTTGCATATGACTCCGAAAGGAGCAGCAAGGATCGCCAAGGAACTTGCAGACAATCATTATCGTGGGAAAATCTCTCTTAGCGGATTTGGAGAAAATTTACTTAATCCGCAGTTTAGAGAAATAGTTAAAAGTTTTAGAACACATCTTCATTCCAACATAATCGAGTGCAATACTAATGGGGATAGATTATCACCAGAGTATGCAAGTGACCTTTTTGAGAATGGTTTATCCTTGTTATACATTAATCTGTATGACGGAGCGCATCAGATTTATCATTTCGATAAACTTATGCAGGACATTCCATCAGAGAGATACAAGTATCGTATGCATTGGAGTATGAAAGACCATGGACTAATTCTTAATAATAGAAGTGGTACCATCGACTGGCTCGGTATAGAGGACAGCGATATCCAATCTTTGCAAGGTAAGCCGTGTCATTACCCTTTCTACAAAATGTTTGTAGATTGGAATGGAGACGTTCTCTTTTGCTCCAACGACTGGGGTAGAGAACATATAGTAGGAAATTTATTAAACGATACGCTAATGAATGTTTGGTTTGGAAAACCAATGAGGAAAATCAGACGTAAGTTAGCAAAAGGAGATAGAACTATGTCACCCTGCAATAGTTGTAGTGTAGACGGCTCTCTCTTTGGGAAACAGTCATTCGACATGGTGCTAGAATATGAAGCAAAGAATTAAGGAACAAATAGATAGATTCTTAGAATGGTCGTCTAAAAGAAAAGCAAGAAAACAATTCGATAAATCAAAATTAAAATATACAGATGGTGATAACACATGAACATAGCAATTACAGGTACATCAGGACTAGCAGCAGCCATAGCGGGTGCTTTGCAAAGCCTAGACAACCAAATCTTTACACCGCGTATAGAAGATATAACCATGAATGGTACGTTGTTTTACGGCTTCTCAAAAGGACATCGCAACGAATGGGACGTTTTAATTAATCACGCCCACCAAGATTTTGACCAAACAAAAATACTTGACATAGCTTTCAGAGCATGGCAACCTTACACTAACAAGTACATAATCAATATAAGCTCACGAGCTGCCCAACCAAACATTTCAAAAGGCTATATGTATAGCGCACAGAAAGCTAGTCTTAATCATCTAGCTACTAACCTTGCTTATAATAGCGACAAACATTGCCGAATAACTACAATCAATCTCGGTTTACTCAATCACGAAGATTTACCTAGTATGTCTTATGATGAAGTTGCTGATATTGTCAAATGGTTAGTTAGAATGGCAGAATTTACAGAGCTAGAAGTACCCGAGATAACAGTACAAAATAGGGCAAACTACCAAGACGTCCAAGCAGATAAACAAACTCTAAAGGAGATGGAATGGTACACGAACAAATCTTAGAAATACTAGAAAATAAAAATATAATCCTTGTAGGTAATTCAATAGAAATAATGAACTACGAAAAGGGTGAATTTATAGATAGTCATGATGTAGTTATTCGTATGGGTAAAGGAATACCTCGTTGGGATAGAGATATCCATATCGGTAAGAAAATAGATATATGGGCTACTGGCTTTCTTAGAGCAGAACAAGTAGCAAAACAACCCAAATTAAAAACAGTACCAAAACTATTAAATCGTACACGAATTAATTTACGAACCGCTAAAAATTTAGATAAGAGTTTAGAGTTTGACTTTCACACAATGTTTAGTGATGAAGAACTCCTTGAGTTGTATGGTGAGTTTGGTTATAAAGATAACGTAATATTGGGAAGACCTTCTAATGGTTTTATAACTTTGCTATGGTTAATTAAGAAAGCATGGGTTTGGAAAAGCCTTACGCTTATTGGATTTGACTTTTTTGCAAAGAAAGCTCCTATCAGAGTTGGAGCATCTCACCCCAATAGTTGGCATATGCCAAGAAATAGTGAAGATACAATCCCACACAATGTTCCTGCCGAAAAAGAGTACGCCCTAGAAATGAAGCGTAATGGTATTATTAAGTGGGAAATTCTTTCTGACTTAAAAGAAGAAATCCTGGACGTTTAAGTCTTTTTTCGACGAACTATTCGTATAATCTGTGTTGAAATTTTAGAAGTTTTTATTGACTCTATAAGGCAGAACAGCCAGAGTTGAAATACCATTTTAAAAGAAGGCGTAACCATGTTATACTTTATCCTATTATATCTTACCAAGCAGGTACCCTGCTTCCACTACTTTTCGTAAATATCTTTTCTGTTTATCCGCTTTCTGTAAAATTCTTTCATTTATCCCTTCCCTTCTTAAGTTAAGAGGAATATCATCAATTAGATTAGACCACATATCCCACGGCGTTGCCATATAGCATAATGTTGACATATCGTAGTAGTCAAAGAATAAATAAGTTTGGTCTATATTTATTGAGAAAGCTTTTCGCATCATTGTATGATGATTCATAGTATCTTTTGGTCCGATAGACTCTTTCTTAATTAATTCATCTAGTCGCATATCAAAGTATAAAGGCATGTACCCATGGTTCATTCTTTTCATATGGCGGAATATCTCAGTATCATTTGCTGAAAGAATAAATGAATCAGTATCATGTAAAGGTTCGCCATTAGCATTCTTTTCTCTTGTAGCTTTTCCACCTCTAAAGAAGTAACTATTAGGTTTAGCTTTGAATAGCTTCCAGTTAAGTAGTAAGAAATCTTCTTCATGGTCATCTTTCTTTGCATCTAACTCTAATATTTTATAGTAGTTGCCATAGAATGGGTGGTCAAAATACTGATGCTTTCTAGAGAAATAAACAACTTTGTCTCCCATAGCTTTGACTGTTGGAACATTGCCTTCAAATTTTCCGTTAAATATTCTCGGACCTTTAGTATGCACAATAACTCTTTCTATCGGTGCTCCTTTTGGAGCTTTGTCTTTCCAATGCTCTTTAAACTGTAACAATACTCTTGCCATTCTATTGGAGCCGGTTCCTCTAAACGCAAAAGGAGTCTGGTAACTATATACTTCTCTAAAGTTTTTCATTGCCCAATTAATCGTTGGCTCCATATTTTCCGCAAGTATACCCCTCCTGTTGAACAGGTGGATTCTAAAGTTTTCAGAATTATTAATTAGTGAACTAAGTGTCATCTCAGTATTAAATTCTTCTGTAAGTATAATTATATCTATCATTTTACTGTATATTCCCAAAATTGCTCGAGGTATGCCTCAACGCGTTCTTCTGCATCTTCATCGAAATGAAACACTATACCAGATCTTTTGCTGGATAGTATCTTAAGGAGTGCGGTTCTTGAGCCACATTCCTTTCCTGCTATTCCTTGATAAATAGACTCATAGGTTAAATGATTCTTTTCTCTAGCTACTCTAGGAGTGGCTACAGAGTGAACATTCTTTCCTAATAAAAGACCTTCTATTCCCATTTGGCTATTGGGACAGAACCCTAAGTCAGTACATCTTTCAAGTATTTCATGTCCGCCAACTTTTTTATTTATTACTTTATCTGCTCCATATCTTTGTTTATATTTTGCAACCCATACATGGGCAGTAATAGGGTGAGGCTTAATTACATAGCCTTGGTCAATCTTATCATCAACTTTTTTCCAATCTAAAACGTTTTTTCCTCCTTGGATTAAGTTACTTCCTGGTGGAAATATAACTTTATCATAAGTTGAAGGATTAAACTGTAGAGTATATTTGTTCTCTAAACTATCGATTATCTTTTGTATTCTTTCTTCGTCTATCTTTATATCGGAATCAGCAATACTATGCATAACTCGGTCATTTATTTTTATCGTATTTACACGAATAAATATACCACCACCTAGAAAATCAGTATATAACCAATTTCTAATAGTTCTTAATTCATTTGTATTAAACCAAAGATCAAACTCAAACTTTGCTCCTCTATGTTCTTTTGGTAATACTCTTCTTTGAAACTCTAGTAATGTATCTAACCTGCCCTTAGGTGGCATACAACTACCTGATTTCATAAAATGAGTTGGGACATCTCCTAACTCTTCATTTATAGCTAACTTATCAAGACCCATTTGATCTCTCAGTTAACTTCCAGACTTGTTTTTCTAAGTCTTTTATTCTTTCTTCCTGTTCCCCTATTGTGTCAAAGAGGGCTGCCATTAGGTTTTCCATCTTACTATTCACATATTCAGGAGTTATCTCGTCTTTCCTGTATTGTTTAGTCCAGTGCTCTTTCTTTTGTTGCGGTTTAGGCTGTGCCATATTTTAGCTCCATGATGATCCGTCCCAATATGAGGCACCGATGTCTGAAGCGCTTGATACTTCAGTATCGAATATAGTCCCAGCTTGTGACGCTGTTATTCTTTCAAAGATACCCGTACTTGTTGCAGTTGCAATAGTAGTTAGGTGATCCGTTGTTATTGTAGTGTCTGTTGCTCTAGTAGTATTATACGTAGAAGCTGTTGTTCTAGTAGTATTAAAGACAGACCCTGTTGTACTACTTGTTTCGAAGACTGTTGAAGTCGACTTAGTAGTGTCAAATGTGCTAGTTGTAGATTTACTTGTTGAAGTAGCTCTTGAACTTGCTGTTGTTACCGAAGTATCAAATGTACATACAGTAGACTTACTTGTTGACGTAGCTCTAGAACTTGCTGTTGTTGTAGTTGTATTGTACGTTGAAGTAGTAGTCTTACTTGTTGAAGTAGCTCTTGAACTTGCAGTTGTTGTACTTGTATTATAAACTGTACTTGTAGATTTACTTGTTGAAGTAGCTCTTGAACTTGCAGTTGTTGTACTTGTGTTATACGTTGTAGTAGTAGCCTTACTTGTTGAAGTAGCCCTACTTGTAAGAGTACCTAGTGTAGTTGCATATACTGTTGCAGTACTTAATGTAGTAGATGTAGCTCTTGAACTTGCTGTAGACTTAGTAGTGTCATATACTGTTGAAGTACTGAATGAAGTAGATGTAGCTCTTGAACTTGCTGTAGACTTACTAGTGTCATATACTGTAGTTGTAGACTTACTTGTTGAGGTAGCTCTTGAACTTGCAGTAGCCCTAGTAGTATTATATGTTGAAACTGTAGACTTACTTGTTGAAGTAGCTCTTGAACTTGCGGTAGCCCTAGTAGTATTGTAAACAGTTGTTGTACTTCTACTTGTTGAAGTAGCTCTTGAACTAGACCTAGAAGTTGCAAATGTAGTTTCATAAGTTGTAGTTCTAGCTGTATTTGTATTGAATACTGTGTTTACAACTACGTTATCTGTTAGTCTACTTGTGTTTGTATTATACGAAGTACTTGCCGTAAACTCACAAGCATATGATGTATTTGTTGAGTAACAAGTATTTGTATTATTTGTAAATCCTGTGCTATTCGTAAACGAAGTAGTATACGAAGTATTTGTATTGTTTGTGTGAGCACCAGTATTATTTGTAAAGGTAGTCTGATAACTTGTATTGGTACTATTAGTAAACGAAGTAGTATACGAAGTATTTGTATTGTTTGTGTGAG